CCATCCAGCGACACACTATAATCTGATCACTATTGGTGTGCTCATCACAATAGGGATGCTTCATAACCATGCACACTTCGCAATGAGTGCAGATGCAGATAGTTATGTGAGGCAGTGGTGTAGATCATCAGCAGAAAACAAAAAGACCTGCATCAGGTATGGTGGAAACATGGACTACTAATCAACCTATATAATTCACAACCGAAGAGACCTTACGAGGTCTCTTTTTGTTTGAGGTAACTTATGAACATGTATGTAAATCTGTGTCCAGCATACGCAGAAAAGAGTGAGACTCTTACCCTAGACATTCCACCTGAAGAGATGGACATGTTTATGCAATATGTCCACATTCTGGCAGAAGAAAAAAACATCAATGCTAGACGTGCCTTTACCGATATGGTAAAGTACACCTATGAAAATTTAATGGAGAAGAACTATGAGCGTAAAGGTCGTAAGAATGCAAAGCGGGGAGGACGTAATCGCTGACGTAAAAGAAGTACGTGCTAGCGATGAGTCTGCTGTGCCTCTTGCCTACCAATTCACTCAACCATATTCTGTGGTGTTGGAGCAACCAGCAGACCAGATGTTTGAATTCCAAGGTGAAGAGACTGCCCCAGATGAAATGGATCTGTCTAATGTGCAGGTCAAATTATTTCCATGGTCACCACTAACAGTCGGTAACAGTATTGTTTCGGTTGTATCGGTTGTCTCTATTGGAGATCCCCATGAAAATATCGAAGAGAGTTACTACAAGATCTTAGGTAAACATAAACCTGCAGGTATGTCTGTCTACTTCGATGAAGAAGATAATAGTGCGAGAGAATTATGATCAAAATTATTATTCTTAAGCATTCACCAGACACCTATCTGGTTGGTAACATCCAAGAGATGGATGAGGAACCTAGTCTCCTAGTTGAAGATGTCTTCCAGGTCACCCCAGACGGAGAGATGGAGGTCTATCCACTTCACACAACACAACGATACGTTTTCTTGACATCCACCGATGTTATGACTATGATGGACCCGTCACCCTCAGTCCTCGCGGCACACAAGAAAGCAATTAATGAGTAATTTCTATACCAGCATATGCTTATTGGGCGATGACATTCTCTTTCGTGGATACGAGCACGGTGAACGTGTGCAGTATCGAGAGAAGTCTCGCCCTTTCTTGTTTCTGGTCCCACAGGCCCAACAAAAGAAATCCAAGTATAAGACTCTCGACAATCGAAATGCTTTCCCCAAGCAGTTTGATGGTGCTAGAGAAGCACGAGAGTTTATTAAGCAGTATGAGGGTGCTGTAGGTCTAGAGGTGCATGGATACGAGCGGTTTGTTTACCAGCACATCGCTCAGAAATACACTGGTGAGATTGATTATGACATGTCCCAGATGCAGATCTGGACAATTGATATTGAGGTGGCATGTGAGAATGGATTCCCTGATGTGGAAGCATCACAGGAAGAAATGCTATGCATCACAATGAAAAACTTCAACACCAAGGAGACAATCACATGGGGGACTAGAGAGTTTGTCACACCTAAGGACGTTGAGTATCGTGTATTCTGGACAGAGCAGGAGATGCTACAGAATTTCCACAAGTGGTGGACGGAGAATACTCCAGACATCATTACTGGGTGGAATAATAATCTGTATGACATCCCTTATATCTGTCGTCGTATCGAGAGGGTGCTAGGTGAGAAGTGGAAGAAGTCTTTGTCTCCCTGGAATAGGGTAATTGACAGAGAGATCAAGATGATGGGACGCACCAATATAGCGTATGAGATAACTGGTGTAGCGATCCTTGATTATCTCGATCTCTATAAGAAATTCACTTACACTAACCAGGAATCCTATCGCCTAGACCATATTGCTATGGTTGAGTTGGGTGATAAGAAGTTGGATCACTCTCAGTTTGAAAACTTCAAGGACTTCTACACGTCTGACTGGCAACGCTTCGTGGAATATAACATCCATGATGTTAACCTGGTTGACATGCTGGAAGATAAGATGAAACTAATCGAGTTGGCAGTTACCATGGCGTATGACGCTAAGGTAAACCTTGATGATGTATATTCTCAGGTCCGTATGTGGGACACCCTAATCTACAATGACCTTAAGGGTCGTAACATTGTGGTGCCCCCACGTATAACTACTAAGAAGGATGATAAGTATGCAGGTGCTTATGTCAAGGAGCCGATTCCAGGAAGTTATGATTGGGTGGTGTCTTTCGATCTCAACTCTCTGTATCCTCATCTCATTATGCAGTACAACATCTCACCCGAGACACTCTTGGATGAGCGACACCCCACGGTTACCGTTGATAAGATACTTAATCAGGAAATAGTATTCGATGGGGATGGTTGTGTGTGTGCTAACGGTGCTCAGTATCGTAAGGATACACTTGGATTCCTTCCACAAATGATGCAGAGGATCTACGATGAAAGGACCATATACAAGAAGAGAATGCTTGCCGCTAAGCAAGATCTTGAGAATGCCACCACACCTGCAGAAACCTTGGCATTACAAAAGGATGTGTCAAAATTCAACAACATCCAAATGGCAAGAAAGATCCAACTCAACAGCGCCTATGGTGCCATCGGAAACCAATACTTCCGATACTACTCTCTGGCAAATGCTGAAGCGATTACTCTATCGGGGCAGGTAAGTATCCGATGGATACAAAACAAAATGAATACTTACCTTAATAAAATCTTGAGGACTACTGATGTTGACTACGTTATTGCTGCTGATACTGATTCCATCTATCTCAATCTGGGTCCTTTTGTTGACAAGGTATTCCAAGGCAGAGAGAAGAGCGATGAGAGTATTGTTAGGTTCCTTAACAAGGTGTGTGAAGTGGAATTTGAGAAGTATATTGGAGATTCTTATGAAACGTTGGCGACCTATGTAAACGCCTACGACCAGAAGATGTTTATGAAGCGAGAGAATATCGCTAACCGTGGCATCTGGACTGCTAAGAAACGATACATCCTCAATGTATTTGATAGTGAGGGTGTCCGTTACAAGACTCCTAAACTAAAGATCAACGGTATTGAGGCAGTCAAATCTTCCACACCAGCACCCTGTAGGACCGCCATTAAGGACGCTCTAAAGGTAATTATGAATGGGACAGAAGATGAATTGCAAAAGTTTATCGCTGACTTCCGTAATCGCTTTGAGAATATGCCTGTTGAGGAGATTGCTTTCCCCCGTGGGTGCAATAATGTAGCAAAGAATTCTTCTCCTGCTACCATTTATGGCAAGGGATGTCCTATGCATGTGCGAGGAGCACTGTTGTATAACTTCTATGTCAAGAAGAGAAAACTAGCACACAAGTATCCACTCATTCAAGAGGGTGAGAAGATTAAATACGTGATGCTGAGGACACCTAACAAAATTAATGAGAATGTAATCTCATTCTTCCAGACTCTCCCAACCGAGTTTGGTCTTGACAAAAGTATTGACTATGACTTACAGTTTAAAAAGAGTTTCCTTGACCCTTTGACTGTTATTCTAGATACGATTGGTTGGAAACCTGAGAAAATAAACACATTAGAGGCACTTTGGTCATGAATTTTTTACAAGACATTGTAAATGAAATTGATAATGAATACGCTGGTCTGGTCAGTGATGGTGTATCAGCGGGTGACACTACAAACTTCATTGATACTGGTAGTTACATCTTCAATGCACTGGTATCAGGATCTATTTTCGGTGGTATTCCATCAAACAAGATCACTGCCATTGCTGGTGAGTCATCCACTGGTAAGACTTTCTATTGCCTTGGTATTGTTAAACACTTCCTTGACACTGACCCTGATGCAGGTGTGATCTACTTTGAGTCTGAGTCTGCTATCAGTAAAGGCATGATCGAGTCTCGCAAGATTGACTCACGCCGTATGGTCATTGTCCCTGTCACCACAGTGCAGGAGTTTCGTCTGCAGGCCATCAAGATTCTGGACAAATACTTACAACAATCTGAAGAGACCCGCAAACCTCTGATGTTTGTGCTAGACTCATTGGGGATGCTCTCGACCACCAAAGAGATTGAAGACTCTGAGGCAGGGAAAGAGACACGGGATATGACCCGTGCCCAAGTTGTCAAGTCCATCTTCCGTGTGCTGACCCTCAAACTCGGTAAAGCAAACGTCCCAATGATCGTAACCAATCACACCTATGATGTTGTCGGAGCTTATGTGCCAACTAAAGAAATGGGAGGAGGTAGTGGTCTCAAGTATGCCGCCTCTACCATCATCTATCTCTCCAAGAAGAAGGAGAAGGATGGCAAAGATGTCATTGGAAACATTATCAAGGCAAAGACTGCTAAGTCACGTATGAGTAAGGAGAATACTGTAGTTGAGACACGACTATTTTATGACGAGCGTGGACTTGACCGCTATTTCGGACTACTGGAATTGGGTGAGAAGCATGGAGTCTTCCAGCGGGTTGGCAACAGGGTTAAGATGGGTGAGTCTTCTGTTTATCCTAAGGTTATTCTCCAAGATCCTGAGAAGTATTTCACTCCAGAAGTAATGCAAGCACTTGATGAAGCAGCAGCAAAGGAGTTTTCCTATGGATCATAGTGATTGGATTAGGATCTATGAAAAAGCACTAGATCCTAATGTATGCAAGAATGCCATACTTAAGTTTGACACTAATAGTGATCAACAAGTCCGATGGGACAAAGGAGTGCCACAGTTTAATGTGATTAATCTCTCTCATGAGTCTGACAATGGTGACCATGAGTGGGGAGCAATTCAAAACCAGATCATCAGTGTCATTCAGTGGTCTGCTCAAGAGTATATGCGAGCCATGGACTGTGAAAAGTTTTGGGCACAAAAGAATAATCTTGAGCAGATTAAAATGAATAAATATATTGCTGAGACGAATGACTCATTCGCTTTGCATATTGATGTCGGTGATGTTGATTCAGCACGACGGTTTCTTGCTTATAAGATCTTCCTTAACGATGTTGAGGAGGGTGGTGAGATGGAGTTTCCCCAACTGGACCTAAAGATTAGACCTGGGCAGGGAGATGTGGTAGTATATCCTCCTGGTTGGACCTTCCCATACCAGGACAATGCTCCTGTCAACCAAGACAAGTATGAATTGACCACTTACTTACACTATCAATAATGAGTCTACAAATTGAAAACGTTGCCCTCAGTAAGATCATTCTTAATGAAGACTACTGCAGGAAAGTGTTGCCATTCATCAAAGATGAATACTTTGACATGTTTACCAATCGTGTTTTGTTTAGCACGATCAATGACTACATTGATGAATACGATGTAAATCCAGAACCTACTGCTCTCAAAATTGAGATTGAAAAGCGACGTGACATCACCGAGGATGTCTACAAAGAGATTGAATCTTTCTTAGACAATCTTGATCGCGATCAATATAATGATGAGTGGTTACTTGCTACTACTGAGAAGTGGTGTAAGGAGAGGGCAGTGTACATTGCTCTTATGGAGTCAGTAAAGATTGCTGACGGACAGGATCAAACACGTACGAAGGATTCTATTCCTTCGATTATGTCAGAAGCACTCGGTGTTTGTTTTGACGACCATGTTGGACACGACTATACCAAAGATGCTGAAGACCGCTATGACTTTTACCACCGTAAAGAGGAGAAGATTCCCTTTGATCTCGACTATTTTAACAAAATCACCAAAGGTGGTCTCCCTAATAAGACTCTCAACATCGCTCTTGCTGGAACGGGTGTCGGGAAAAGTCTATTCATGTGCCATATGGCTAGTGCCTGCCTCCTGCAAGGCAAAAACGTACTCTATATTACACTTGAAATGGCAGAGGAGAAGATTGCTGAACGAATTGACGCAAACCTCCTCGACATACCAATCCAACAACTGAGTGATCCTCTTCTAACCAAGAGTAAATACATCTCTAAAGTTGAGAAACTGAAGGAGAAGACATCAGGTCGTCTTGTTATCAAAGAGTATCCTACAGCGTCTGCTCACAACGGACACTTCAAGGCATTGCTCGGTGAGTTGTCTCTGAAGAAAGGATTCCATCCTGATATCATCTTCATTGACTACCTGAATATCTGTGCTTCCTCACGTTACAAGGGCACGATTGTCAACTCCTATACATATGTTAAAGCCATTGCTGAAGAGTTGCGTGGACTCGCCGCTGAGCATAATGTGCCTATCGTTTCTGCCACCCAAACTACGAGATCAGGATATGGAAATTCCGACGTGGACATTACTGACACTTCAGAGTCTTTTGGATTGCCTGCTACTGCTGATCTTATGTTCGCGCTTATTTCCACAGAGGACATGGAGCAACTGGGTCAGATCATGGTCAAGCAACTCAAAAACAGATATAATGATCCAACAGTCTTCAAGCGATTTGTCATCGGAATTGACAGAGCGAAGATGAGACTGTATGATTGTGATCAGTCTGCACAAGATGACATCATCGACGCAGGCGACATCGCACCAGAGACCAACACCAAAAAACAATTTGAAGGATTTAAAGTATGAGCAAAACCAACTTCACCACCCAAGGCGATCCCAACTACGACTTGGAGCAACAGACTGAGAAGATTTCTGGCGAGGCACAAGAGCAGATTGAAGACGAGCGTCAACGTGCTGAGAGAGTAGCAGAGGAGACTCCTAAGAGTCCTGAAGCAGTCTTAGATAACGAGAAGGTTGTTGCTCCTCGGACTAAGAAGAAGGTTGCTGAGAAGAAGGCAGCAGCTGCTAAGAATGGTGGCAAAAGTCAAAAGTTTGAAGTTGATCTTGATAGGTATACTACCTTCGTTGACAAAGTAACATCAAATGCTAGTAAAGATTTCGATACTTTGATGAGTCGTTATCAAGAGTTGCATGATCAAGGATGCAACATTCAACGTCTAGACACTGCAGCATCAGGTATCAGTGCTGAGGGTGGAGAGTTTGCAGAGATCGTTAAGAAGATCAAATTCCAAGGCAAACCCTGGGACCAGGCAAACAAAGAGCATCTCCAGAAAGAGTTGGGTGACATCATGTGGTATGTTGCACAAGCAGCACTTGCCTTAGACATGCGTCTGGATGAAGTCATCTACATCAACACTCTGAAGTTGGCAGCACGATACCCTGAGGGTATGTTTGATGTCAATTACAGTGAGAATCGTGCCCCTGGCGATATCTAATGATCTCCCTCTGGATCCACTTGCGAGCATTCTTTGCTGTCGTAGTTGTTGGTTGTGCTCAACCTGTCAACTGGCAGCATTGCTATCGAGTGGATCAGTGGTTACTGCCAGAGGTAGTGCAGGGTTATAAACTGTGGACTGGGGAAGAGAAACCATATCAGAATGAAAAGAAATATCTAAATAGTTTGGACGAATTTTAAGTCCTACTATGCTTAATGTCCCTGAGGCAAATAGTGCCACCTTTAGAAAGGTAATGGAAGCACTGGGTGGCGAAAATTATGCATACTATTCCTTTGATGTAAAGAAGGTAGAGACTAAAGAGTCTAATAAAAAAGTGCAGATCGCACTAAAGATTTTTGTCCCTCAATCACAGAGGGACCAGGCAACAGAAAACATTGCAGACGCTCTTGCAAGAGACAATGTTGAGGTAATTAAGAAGAGTAATGAGCTTGATGTAATAATTGCTGGCACCGATGGTAAGAAAATAGTTAGACTTGAAATCAAACCACCCTCTGGTGGGTCTGGTGCTGGTGCAGATGTCACAAAGATTGTAGAGTCTGCACAGTGTGTATATGCAGCAATGCTTTATCAGTGTAGAGATCTGCGAGTGATCACTGAGAAAGATTATGAGTGTGGAATGATGTATACTGACGCCCCTGGTGTTAAGTTGGATGACATCTCAGGTCTTCCAAAGGACTGGAAAGAATCATCTTTGAAGGGTGCTGCATTGATCAAGAAGACACTGGGAGGTGGTGCAGGGCAGTATGAATTCCTACGTGGCGATACATTGATTGAGGAGCAGATTAGTAAAGCATTTAAGAGAGTCAAGGCTGGTAGTAATCTTGCTACTGAGGACAAGTGGAATCCTGCAGACATCTGGGCAGTAAAGAAGAGTAAGAAATCAACAATTGCTGCTAAACTTGCAAAGGAAAATACAATCGATTGTCTTAACAATTATCTGCAGGAGTTAAACAAGTCCAAGGATCTTGTAGGATTCTCCCTTAAGAAACTCGGAGCATCACCCACAATCAAACTACTAAATGCTGACACTCCTATAGAGAGGAAGAGAAAGGAATCAGCAGGGTATCATTCATACACACTAACCTTTGATAATGGACGTAAAGGTGACAGCTCACACCCTATGGATGTCTATTATCACTATGGTGCTGGCACTTTTAATAAGTTTCAGGCCAGAAACTTTGGTGGTGATAAGAAAGGAGATTGGAAGTTAGAATTGAAAGGGGAGAATGCTGCTCAGGGTAAGATTCAAGGTGCAGTGCTTAGACAACTACTAACACAGGCAGGATTTAAAGGTCTCCCTGCAGAAGCAAACTGGTCAAAGTGTGCTGGAAACACATTGGATAATGAGATATATACCTTGCTTCAGAAGCATCGTGCTACAGGACTCCCTTCTAATAAGAAGGATGCAATGGCAGTCATTGCAGATCAGAAACAGTCTTGGAAGTATAGTAAGTTGTCAGGGTTGAGATTTTTAGACTGGTTGAAGTCTCAGTCAAAGAAAGATGATGCAATGAAAGAGATGTATTTGTATGCTGCTTCCCAGTCAGACAAGTCATCTGTCTACTACAAGATCAGTTAGAGAAGTGTCCACCATCGGTTGCGAGGCCGATCTAATTCAAGTATAATACAGGTATGGCAAAGCAAAACACCCACCTAGAGCACCTAGAAGATGACATCCTTAACCAGGGATCAGCAGGTGGTCGCAATGCGATCAAGTTTCTTAATGAGTTAGGCGTCATGCTGACGGAGCCTAGATCTACAATGCGTGTCACTACCAAGTGGGACGGTGCTCCTGCTGTGATCTGTGGTTTCCACCCCACTAACGGAGGATTCTTCGTGGGCACCAAGGGTGTCTTTGCTCAAGTCCCTAAGATCTGTCAATCGTTTGCTGATGTTGATGCTCTCTACACTGGCAACCTTGCAGCAATGCTCAAGGAGTGTCTGAAGCAACTGCCTAAACTCCCTTTTGAGGGTGTGATTCAGGGTGATCTTCTATTCACCACTGGTAAGAGCACACGTATGATGGGTGGTGAGCAGTCAATCACCTTCCAACCAAACACTATTACCTATGCTGTACCTACAAAATCAGACCTGGGTCGTAAGGTTGCCCGTGCAAAACTGGGTATCGTCTTTCACACTACCTATAATGGCGGTCCTGAGTTGCGTGACATGACTGCTAGTTTCGGTGTTGATGTATCCAAGATGCAGAATGTGCCTGATGTTATGGTCTTCTCTTCAGACTTCAGCACTCAGGACGCAACTCTATTCACCCCTGCAGAATTCGTAAAGTATCAAGCATCTATCAGGAAAGCAGAAGGATCTCTCAAGCAGGCATCCAAATTCCTTGACGTGCTACAGTCAACAGGTGAGGGTAAGTTTATGCTTGCTTCTATGTTTAAGATTTATTTCAATAGTTTCATCCGTACAGGACGTGCTCTTCCTAATGCTAGAGCTGTAGCTGCTGGATTCAGTGGATACTATAAGGGTGCATTACAGAAAGAGATTGACTCTAAGAAGCAAGAGAAGACCAAGGAGAAGTATCAGAAGATTATGGATGATGGTCTGAAGTTTATCAACGCACACTCCCAATCCATTTACATGACTGTCGCTTCCTATATGAATCTTGCTGCGTCTAAGACTATAGTCATCCGTCAACTGGAGAAGGTCCAGGGTATTGGCACCTTCATCAAGACTGAGAATGGTTTCAAAGTGACTGCCCCAGAAGGTTTTGTTGCTATCAGGAGTGGTGCTGCTATCAAATTGGTAGACCGTCTAGAGTTTTCCAGAGCAAACTTTACTGTGGAAAAGAACTGGGGTTGATAAATAGAATATATGACTGAGTTTTTCCCGAGACAAATGCGTTTTATAGAATTCATCAAAGAAGCAGCTGCTGCAGCAAAGACTGCAACAAAGAAACCTGCTACTTCATCTAAGGGTAAGACCTCTACGGCAGCAGATAAGAAACTAGAAGACAAACATGTCGCCTTTACTTTTGGTAGGTTTAATCCTCCTCATGCTGGTCATGGTAAGTTGTTGGATGCTGTCAAAGCGCATTCGGGGGACTCAGGTAACTACCGTATCTATCCATCACGGTCCCAAGATCACAAGAAGAATCCGCTCACTGCTGGGCAGAAAGTAGATCACATGCGTAAGATGTTTAAGGGTCACAAGGATGCGATCCAAAACAATGAGCAGCATAAGAATGTATTTGACATCCTCAGAGACCTACATGATGAGGGTCATGAGCATGTAACCATGGTTGTTGGTGACGACCGTGTGAAAGAATTTGAGAAACTGACTAACAAATATAATGGAATGCACTATGACTTCAAGAGCATAAACATTAAGTCTGCTGGTGCTCGTGCTGACGATAGTGATGACCCTGTGGAAAACATGTCTGCCAGTAAGCAGAGAGCACATGCACAGAGTGGTGATCATGAATCATTCCACGCTGGATCTGGTGGTTACAAGCACAGCAAACAGTTGATGCAGGACGTTCTCACTGGTATGACCCCACCACCCAAAGCGAAGAAGGGTAAGAAGGGTGAGTCTGTGCATGAATCTGTATGGGAGTATGCTCCTATCCTAGACTTTGAAGCATTCCGTGATCACTATATGCTGGATCACATCTTCAAGGTGGGTGCTATTATCGAGCATGATGATAGTGGTATCCGTGGTGAAGTTGTCCACCGTGGCACCAACTACATCGTATTCAAAGATCAATATGGTGGAGAGAATCGTGCATGGTTGCAGCACATCACTGAGATTTCAGAGGGTGATGGCATTCAATCAGCATGGGCAAAGGCTGCTGACACATCAAAGGATCAAAGCAACTATTCTGCTGACGATGGCAGTGGAAACGACTGGAAAGTCGGCACAGATCTATATAGAAAGGCATTACAAGATATGACCCCTGGTCAAGCAACCAAAAAGTTTAGTCAGTTTGCCTCAGAAATTAGAAAAACTTCTGAAACTAAATAGTTACAACGAATTCCCTTCTGTTAATAAGACCATGACCTTAGAAATGCTGGTGTCTGCCGCCTTAATGGACTATAATCCTACTGAGCAGGCGTATATTCTCAAAGCAATTGAAGAGGACACCCTACCTAAAACTAATCGCTTACACAATGGCGTGATGAAGGTGATGGAAGTCCTTGATGCATACGAACCTCAAGTTGAGGGGTATGCTGGATTCCAAATTGATCGTGAGTCAGTTGCTAAGAAGAAGAGTCAGAGTGATGGTGATCGTAATGTTGGACGTGTAGTCCAGTCTGGTGGTCAGTCTATGCTGATTACTGGTAAGAAGGCAGACGGTCGTTACATTGTTGTTGGTAAGAAAGGAGAGAAGACTGCAAAGGATGCAGCAGATCTCGGTGTTACTAGCAAGAGTGAGGGTGTCGGTATTGATATCGAAGATCTCCACCAGGAAATGCTTGAGGGTATGAAAGCAGCACGTAAAAACGTTGGTGCTTCCACATGCTGGGCAGGATACAAGGCAAGCGGCACTAAGAATAAAGGCGGTAAGGAAGTCCCTAACTGCGTGAAGGAAGAGGAGATCGAAGAGCTCTACAAGGGTAAGCACGGTCAGACTGAGAAGCAGTATCAGGACAGTAGATCTGATGCAGGCAAGATGGTCTCTGGCGACTCTAAGATGAGTGGATCCAAGTATGCTCAGGGCAGAAGGACTGGTAGTGATGCTGGTGCTCAACCTGCTGGTGGGTCTAAGAAACCTGAAAGTCAGGGCAAGATGGACAGTGGCAGTCGCACTGATCTAACATTCCGTAAAGCAGCACTAAAGAAGAAAGAGGCTGACAAGAAGAATGAAGAGTTTATAAATAAACTGTCTGAGTCAGGACTGTTTACTGATGCAGAATTAAAAGCAATGGAGGAGATGGAATGAAACCAATGGGTTCAGAGAAGTCCTCTCTAAAAACAACCAAAAAGGGTAACGTTACTATCAACCCTAAGAAAGAAGATCTCATGTCTGAAAATCTAAGAAAGCGTATTCAATCCTCTGTTGAGGAGTTGAAAGAAGCCGCCAAGAAAAAAGCAAAAGAAAAGCACATCGCTGCAGCAAAAGCAGGTAAGCGTTGGCAAGATTCTGATGGCGATGGCAAATGGTATGAGCCTGGTCAGGATGTTAAAAAGGAAGAGTGCGAAGCACCACCCAAAGAATCAAAAGCAGATGACTCTGCTGCTAAGAAAGCGAGTAAAGATCGCATGAAGCAGAAGATGCTACAGATGACACAGGACCATGACGCTAAACGTGCTGGTGGTAAGTAAGCATATATAGTTCAGCACCATCTGAGGACTGAATATGCTTTCATTTCTATTACCATTAGCATCTAAAATTATTTCTGATGCCGTCGCCAAGATTCCTGAGAATGAAGAACTCGGGGAGAAGTTAGTTGACATCTGCATTGTTATCCTGCAGAAGGCAGTTAAATTGACCAAGACTGATATGGATGACCAATTACTTGCACAAGTTGTAGAAGCAATGAAGGCAAGATGATTAGGGGGCGGAAGCCCCTTTTGTTATAAATAAATATACTAGAATTAACGGAGTACACCATGTCTCTTTACGGGAGAACTGACAGTAACGCAAACAAAACTCAAGCAGGTCTCGCCCGTGGTAACGGTAGCGGATCCGTTTCCGAGACAATTATTTTTGTGGATGCTGCTGAAGCATTGTTAGAAGAGAATAAGTCTCGTGGTCTTTGCAGTCCTGGTTGGTGGGCATATCGCACATACACCACTGCTAATGGAGACACACGTCACAAGGCAGAGCAACTCGCATTCATCAGCAACCCTGATGGCACCGAGACACAAACAGATGACACGATTGCAGCAGACGTTGCATCGGCAGTGACAATCACAGTACAACCTGCTGCTTCCACATCATCTTCTGGTGCTGGAACATTCACCCTCACCACCACGACCACTGGCACACCTGGTGCCCTTGCATATGTCTGGCAGCGTCAGACTGCTAACTCAACCAAGAAGTGGACCAACATCACTGCTGGACTTGACACAGGTATCACCTATGCAGACTTCACGACCGCAACTCTTGCTTACAGTGGTCTCGCTGCTGACACTCTGGACGGTTACAAGTATCGCGTCAAGATCACCTCAGCAGGTGGCACAGAGGAAGTGATCAGCGATGGCGTGGGTGCTGTTACATTCGGATCCTGATGAATAGATTTTCGTAATGCATTTTGATCTACTTAATGAAAAAAACTATTTGATGTTTGCTATTCAGCATTATGATAATCCACAATCAGTTACTGTAGACGATTTCATGGAGGACATGAAGAAGTTTAAATATCTAAAGAGATTACTCAAAAGATATTTAAAGACAGGTGTCCTCCGAGTCAATCTTATATTGAATCATCTGATTATTTTGTTTAATGTATTCAACGATGGCACTATACCTTTGTTGATGTATAAGTTAGATAGGGAGTATTGGTCCTTGATCAAAACCTTTCTTGTCTACTTAAACCTATACCCACAATTAGGTGGGTGTTTAGATGCAATAGAAGTCGATCGCGACGTAGTAGAATTACTGGAGGTTCTGTGATTAACGAAGACGCACCTACAATGAGTGCTGGTGATGGTGGATTCAGTAGTAGTGCTGATCCCACTGGACCTAACGGTGGTTTTGATCCTCTCTTAGGGGCAAGTAAAAAGAAACCTAAGAAACGTCGCCGCTATACCATCTCACAAGGAGAGATGTTAAAGACTGAAGGAGCACAGAAGGATTCTTCTTACCTCCCATTCCTCATCTCCTATGATGGAGCAGAGCAATATGTATTGTATGGTAGATCAGAAGCACAACTCAAGATTGAGTTGAGAAAGATCTATCGCCCTGAGAATTTTAAAAAGTTGGCAGTTGTTAGACTGTATCCAAATGATGTCATTAAGTTTTACTGGAAAAAAAGACAACAAGCATTGAGAGCGGAATAAATGCCATTCGGTTTTGGAAAATTAAATACACTAGAAGCCAAACTGGGTATCTATGAAGACCTCTCTAAGGAGATGTTGGATAAACTTGAGAGAGCAGTAAGCTCTATTCAAGATAATAGTAATAAGGTTGCTATCATCCTTGAGCGTCATGAGAATAGACTTGACGAGGGTGATAAAGCGAATGATGCAATCATCAAACTCATCTCTAGAGTAGAGAAGCAGGTGGAAGCATTGCAGGTTAAGGTAGAAGATAATCAGAAGACTGTTTGGAAGGTGTCCTGGGGTGCCCTGGTGATCGTTGGTGCAATTCAATTACTGCCCCTCCTGGGGTTGACCATTCGCCCTACAGATGATAGTATGTCTGTAGCGGCAGCAGATCATTGGACTACGTTGAGGACAAATACATCCGACTCCTCAGTTGCAGACTGGAGAAGTTTAAACACGTAAAGTCTGGACTGTATAATTTTAGATGCCCCTATTGCGGTGACTCTCAGAAGAATAAGAGTAAAGCAAGGGGGTTTTTCTTTCTAAAGAAGACTGAGTATATATTCAAGTGTCATAACTGTGGCATGGGTAGGTCGGTCTCAAACTTTCTGAAGGATCATGCTGTCGATCTTCATGATCAATTTATCATGGAGAAGTATAAGCAAGGGATGACTGGTAAAGGTAGGCATACACCCAGTCCAAAGTATGTCAGTGCCACCCCATATTTCGCCAAGAAAATCACAGATGTGACACCAATCAACGAGCTAAATATTGGGCACCTTGCTAGAAAGTATCTAGAAGATAGGAAGATACCAGCATCACAACTGGGAAGATTCTATTATGTTGACAAGTTTAAGAGATGGGTCAACACTCAACGACAGACATTTGATAATCTCCAGAATGACAGACCTAGAATTATTATCCCTCTCATTGGTGAGGACGGTGTGTGGTTTGGCATTCAGGGTAGATCTCTGGCTCCAACTAGCACGTTACGATACATCACTGTGATGTTTGAAGATCGTCTAAAGTTATTCGGACAAGATATTATTAACCCTGAGGAGACAGTTTATGTTACAGAAGGACCATTCGACTCCACTTTCATTGCCAACTCTGTTGCTATGTGTGGTAGCGATGTTGACCACCGCTCTCTTCCTTATAGATCTAGGGTCTGGGTCTTCGATAATGAGCCCCGCAACAGACAGATCGTGCAGAGAATCAAATCTGCGATAGACAGTAAGGAGCAAGTAGTGATATGGCCTAAGGGTATATCACACAAAGATATGAATGATATGTTTATGGCAGGACTTGACCCTAGTGCTATAATCAAATCGAATACCTATCACGGGTTAGAAGCACAAATTAAATTCACAGACTGGAAAAAGGTATGAGCGACACAGTTGTAAAGCGTAATGGACAGGTTGAAGAGATTCACCTAAGTAAAATTCATGAAATGGTTGAGCACGCTTGCAGAGGACTTGCTGGTGTGTCGGAATCGGCAATCGAAATGAATGCCAACCTACAACTATTTGATGGTATCAAGACATCAGACATCCAAGAGATTCTAGTAAGGTCTGCTAATGATCTTATTAGTTTGGATGCACCTAACTATCAGTTTGCTGCAGCACGACTGCTGCTATTTGGACTTCGTAAAAGTGTATATGGATTCCATCCAGACAACGCTCCACACCTTCAGAATCATGTGATTGAATGTGCTGCTAGTAAAGTTTACGACAGCAGCATTGTAGAGGCATACACAGACGATGAGTGGGATCAGATCAATGACATGATCGATAACGACAGAGACTATCTGTTTACCTATGCAGGTCTAAGACAGGTAGTTGATAAATATCTGGTACAGGACAGGTCGTCTGGAGATATCTTCGAGACTCCTCAGCAAATGTATATCATGATTGCTGCGACTCTGTTTCAACGATACCCTACAGAAACAAGACTTGATTATGTCAAAAGATACTACGACGCAATCAGCAAACACCGAATCAACATTCCCACACCTATCATGGCAGGGGTGCGAACTCCACTTCGACAATTTGCTAGCTGTGTTCTTGTTGATGTCGATGACACCATCGATAGTATCTTTTCTAGTGACATGGCGATTGGCTACTATGTTGCTCAACGTGCAGGAATCGGTATCAACGCAGGCAGAATCCGTGGCATCAACGCTAAGATCAGAGGCGGAGAAGTACAGCACACAGGTGTTATCCCATTCCTCAAAAAGTTTGAAAGCACTGTCCGATGTTGTACTCAGAATGGCGTCCGAGGTGGATCAGCAACTGTCCACTTCCCAATCTGGCACCAAGAAATAGAAGACCTTATTGTCCTCAAGAATAATAAGGGCACAGAAGATAATCGAGTGAGGAAACTTGACTACTCCATCCAACTATCAAAGATTTTCTACGAGCGTTTCATTGCGGATGGAGAGATTAGCCTCTTCTCACCGCATGACGTACCAGGTTTGTACGATGCTTTTGGTACTGAGTCATTTGACTCTTGCTATGTGGGTTATGAATCAGACGAGTCTATTCCAAGAAAGACTGTCAAGGCGCAAGAGTTAATCCTTAGCATCCTGAAGGAGAGAGCAGAGACAGGTCGTATTTACATCATGAATATCGATCACTGCAACAGTCACTCCTCATTCAAAGACAAGGTTAACATGAGTAACCTGTGTCAAGAGATCACACTGCCTACTGATCCTATCAATCACATTGATGATGATGGTGGTGAGATTGCTTTGTGCATTCTGTCTGCTATTAACGTTGGTAAGATCAAGAATCTAGATGAGTTGGAAAACCTTACAGATCTATCTGTGAGGGGACTTGAAGAGTTGATTGACTACCAGGAGTATCCTGTTGCTGCTGCTCGCCGTAGCACCATGGCACGTCGCTCTCTGGGTATTGGTTTCATTGGACTAGCACATTACCTTGCTAAGAATGGTGAGCATTATGATGATCCCAATGCTCTGAAGATGGTCCATGAGTTGACTGAGGCATTCCAATACAACCTTCTTAAGTCTTCTTGTAAACTTGCTGAAGAGCGTGGTCCTTGTGAAGCATTCCATCGCACAAAGTATGCTGATGGACTTCTACCAATTGATACATATAAGAAGGACGTTGACGAGTTAATCAAACCGCATTATAATTATGATTGGGATAGCCTTAGGTTGGATATCGAGGAGTATGGATTGCGACACAGCACTCTGTCCGCACAGATGCCTTCAGAAAGCAGTTCCGTTGTGTCAAACGCAACCAATGGAATCGAACCACCTAGAGACTACTTGTCCGTTAAAAAATCAAAGAAGGGACCTCTTAAGCAGATTGTTCCACAATACAATTCCCTGAAGAATAACTACACTCTTCTGTGGGACATGACCTCTAACAAAGGTTACATTGAAATTACTGCAGTGCTCCAGAAATTCTTTGATCAAGCGATCAGTGGCAACTGGTCATACAATCCCGAAAATTTCCCTGATAATAAGATCCCTGTGTCAGTAATGGCAAATGATCTTCTTACTACCTACAAGTATGGATGGAAAACTTCTTATTATCAAAACACATATGATGCCAAGAGAGATCCTGATGTGGATGAGTCTCAACAATCTAAACTAGACACCCTTCTGGGAGAGATTGACAATGGTGAAGAAGGTGAGTGCGATGCCTGCAACGTCTAAGGACATTACAATCACACTCAACAAAGATCTACAAGACGAGTTTGAGTCTTACCTTGAAGTCTGTAAGTCCTTGGAGTTTCCTCCAAGGATCAATGGCTTTCTAAATTATATCTACAACTATGGTACATGCAAAAATCCAAAGGAGCCACAAGAATGGGACTGACAGTCTTTAACGACAAGAAGGTAGACACAAAAAACCAACCAATGTTTTTTGGTGCTCCTTTAGGGATGCAACGTTATGATGAATACAAGTATGCTGACTTTGATAAACTGACACAGACACAGTTAGGATACTTCTGGAGACCTGAAGAGGTTTCCCTTCAGAAAGACAGGTCCGATTACAAAACACTGAATGATCAACAGAAACATATCTACACCAGTAACCTCAAGTATCAGATCCTTCTGGACTCTGTGCAGGGGCGTGGTCCTGGGATGGCATTCTCACCTTACTGTAGTCTTCCTGAGTTGGAAGGATGCATGGGAGTATGGGAATTCATGGAGCAGATTCACTCTCGTTCCTATACCCATATCATCAAAAACATCTACCCAGATCCAACAGAAGTCTTCGATACGGTATTAGATGACGAGAAGATTCTCGATCGTGCTAAGTCTGTAACCAAAGCATACAATGATTTCATTGAAGCAGCATCTGAGTGGGCATCCAGCACCATGTGGGAGAAGTCCTGGGAGGGATCACCTACTCGTGACTGGACACTGAATGATGTTAAACGTAAACTTTATCTGGCGATTGCTAATGTCAACATCCTGGAAGGAATACGGTTCTATGTTTCTTTTGCTTGTAGTTTTGCTTTTGGTGAACTTAAACTCATGGAAGGTTCAGCAAAAATTATCTCCCTTATTGCCAGGGATGAGTCACAACATTTGGCACTGACTCAGAAGATCCTTTACAAGTGGAAGAAAGGTGATGATCCTGAGATGCAGGTCATCGCACAAGAAGAAAAAGAAACAGTGCGTCAGATGTTTATCGACGCAGTAAACCAGGAGAAAGACTGGGCAAAATATCTATTTGAAAACGGCAGCATGATCGGTCTTAATGAGAGACTGCTCTGTCAATACGTTGAGTGGATCGCTAACCGTCGCATGAAGGCAGTTGGTATCGATCCAGTCTATGACATCCCTGCTAAGAATAATCCCCTACCATGGACAGAGCACTGGCTAAATAGCAAAGGTCAGCAAAATGCTCCTCAGGAAACTGAGATTGAGTCCTATGTTGTTGGAGGTATCAAACAAGATGTTGAAGCAAGTACTTTCGGTGGTTTTCAACTATAAGTATTCCATCAGTCGATGGATTGATAACCTACTACATGAAAAGAAAGAAGTGCAAAAGATCGATACAAGACGAGAAGGTGATTGGTTGTCCCAAGACCCCTCAAATTGGTATTCGGGACCACTTATCCTTCTTGAAGAGACTCAAGAAGGACTTAAAGAATACCAGACCAGTCAGAGCAAGACCAAAAAAAGGCAAAAAAAGGAAGTGAGTTGCTAAATAGTTGTGGATATGTTAGTATATCCATACGTTCATCCCCCGAAAGGAGGACGCAAGTAAGTCGCGGAACGGAGCGTTCATCCCATGCTAGAAGTATTATTCTATTCAACTCTCACTTGTGCTCAAGCCGATGCAATCATGCTTCGGATGAGAACAAACGAGAATATTCCTCCTGAATATAAGGTGGAATTGATTGAGGTCATGAAGGAATCAACCCCTAATTGCTATCCATGGGACGCACACGACTAAAGGAACGGGTTTAACCACCAACTACTTTAGGAGTATATCAATGACTACTATCACATATCGCGGTGTCCAGTATGATGCTGAGTCATACAAGACAGCCGTGCTAGAAGAGCAAACTCAGACTCGCAATCATAATTTGATGTATCGCGGGATTAGAATCGAGCGTAAGTTCGCATCTAAGAGTTGATAACAGAGGCACCTACGGGTGCCTTTTTTATTGTTATAGATAGACGAAAGGGATTTATTATGAAACCAATTTCATTAGACGAATACCTCATTGCAGGTGAAGAGTTTTGGCCCAAGTATTGGTATGTTGCCAAGGAACTTGGAGAGAATGCTGAGGCAAAGGATATCCTTAAGATCATGGAGTCTCTTGCTGGTGTTGCCATGAAGAATAGATCAGAAGATAAAGCAGGACCATTCGGATTTAATAAGAAGACGGAGAAAGAAAATGTCGAAGGATAAGATCGACACTCAAGGCATGAGTCTCCCTGGTAAGTCTAAGAAACCAAGTAGTTATGCACCTATGCCTGTCAAGGTAAGGACAATCTTCACACCAGAAGAGCGTATTGAGTTGAAACAAATTATTCATGAAGCACTTGATGAGAGGATAAGCAGGTGAAACCACAGAGTGCAAAGGGTAAAGGTAGACGATTCCAACAGTGGGTGAGAGACATGCTCATCGAGCATAGGAATGTCCACCCTGAAGACATCGAGTCTCGCAGCATGGGTGCTGGTGGGGAAGATATTATGATGGCACGAGATGCTAGGCAGAAGTTTCCCTTCAGTATTGAGTGTAAGAATGTGGAGAAACTAAACGTTTACGATGCATACGAGCAGGCATGTGCCAACTCAGGAGACCACCAACCTATACTTTTTATGAAGAAGAATAGGAAGCAACCACTTGTGGTAGTGGACGCCGAATGGTTTATTAAGAATTTTAAGGGTTGACACTCGGACCCTAACCATATATACTTACAAGGCATACGAGGAGACCACCATGGACGATCAGTTTCTTGAGGAAATTGACGCTATCAATAACATGATTGAAATCCTAGTGGACCAGATGCACGATGCCCTAGAGAGTGGTGACTATGTTGACGCAGAAGCGATCGGCATTAAGATCCGACACTATACTGAGATACTCAAATGATTCATAATTTATTTTCTGTCCCAATCGCACATTACGAAGTAGAGAATTGGGAATCACAGAAACAAATTATCATGGAGTCCCTACCTCAGTTTGGGCAAGAGCATCTGGATAACAATGAAATGTATACTGACTTCTTTCACATGGAAGAAGAGACGTTACCTCCGTATGCTGATGTAATTATTCCAATCATTGAGCCCTATCTTGCTCAGTTTACTGAGCGTAGAAGGGTTGAGTTTACTGATATGTGGTGTCAAACATCACGTAAAGGTCAATACCATGGCATTCATAACCATGGTCATAGTGGTTGGAGTTGCATTCTTTATGTTGAGTTTAATCCTAAGCTTCATGATGCAACTCAATTCATATCACCATTCAACAATCCCTGGAGTGGTAGGTTGCAGAGTTTTATTCCCCCTATAAATGAGGGTGATCTAATTATCTTTCCTACTACTGTCCACCACCAGGCGCTAGAGAATAAGTCTGATGTCCCTCGCACTATTGTCTCGTTTAATCTAAGAGGCAAAGTTGATAAGGTTAAGAGGACTCTATGGGAAGGAGATCCTATTGTGAGAGAGCAGGCATGAGTTTCTTTACTGGTGATGACTTTATACTCAATGAAAACCTTGAGTATAATGTAGAAATAATTAACGATCAGAGGGTTGTCTATATTGATAACCTATATAAGAATCCTGATAGGGTGGTTGAGTATCTCGACTGCTGCCCTATCCTCTCACACAAACCCCAAGACCCTATCAAGGGCAACGGCATAGACTTCTATGACGGCAGACATACTATCACGGAGGCATATGATCCACGTTGGTTTTCTATTCATCAACAAGTCTCTGTCCGTCTAGGAATGATTGGTGTCCACTTCGATGAAGGTTGTAAGTTCAACATGACTATGTTAAACTCTCCACCTAAAGGACACTGGTTTCCACACACAGATCCTAACTCAGTTAACTGTATCGTTTATCTAAACAAGAGTAACAACTATGGTCCTGGCACATCTTTTTACAAGTCCTTTGATTACAATGGTGGAGGTGAGCACTCAGACCCTTGGTGTAAGGATGCAGTTGAATCCCACTGTATCTTAGACCGCTTCAACTGTGGTGTTTTCTTTTCTGGTAGCACTTATCATGCAATGAGACTGGTTGGTGATACATTTGTAAACAAGAGACGCTACACAGAGGTGCATTTTTTAAACTACTAATGGTCCAGTAGCTCAGTGGAATAGAGCATCGCTCTTCTAAAGCGTTGGTCGCAGGTTCGAATCCTGCCTGGACCGTTGCCTTAACGGGCAAGTAAAACAAAATAGGAGTCAGTCATGACTGTTAGAGATCGATTTGTGGACAGACTACAAATTCTGAAGGATACTGTCAATGGTAACATTGCCCTTGACGCTGAGTATCCTGCCCTCTTCTCTTCTCTTTGCCGTTTCTACAGCGACGAGAATAAACACCACGTCCACTTCTGGGGACTGAATGTTGAAGAGGATTATACGATTCTCATTGATAACATGATTGCTGATGGCGTCTTGGAAATGACGTAAAACATACCCTGGTGGAGTCAATTTTGACCCTGCCCTGGGATGGCACTAAACTCACCCTGGTCGGGATTACTATGCTTGATACAGAACTCACGATATACAAAGGCAACATCTGTACCCCTCTCACTGATGAGTGTAATGACTTTATCTGGGGTAACTTTATTAATGAATCCGTTGTAGATGGTCTTCATGAGTTCTGGCATAGTCAAGATATTCTTAACTTCCATGATGGGATGGTGTTGCGTCAAGGTGATGTGACGGTCGATAAAGACTACAAAGACTCTACCGATCTACATGTCCCTACTGAATTATCATGTGCTCCTGTAAGAAATTACTTGGATGCTTTGCAAGATGTCCTCAATCAATACTTGAAACGGTTTCCGATGGCGGAGACCTCTAGGTTTCAAGTAAAAGAGCCACTGTCTATGCAGTGGTATCCTAAAGGTGGCGGATTCAAGTTGTGGCATACCGAAAGGTCTAATGCCCTGCCTGGATCCGTTTACCGTCACCTAGTATTCATGACATACCTTAATGATGTGCCTGATGGCGGCACTGAATGGTATCATCAAGATAAATATGTCCCTGCTCAGAAAGGTTATACTGTCATCTGGCCAGCAGACTGGACCCATCACCACCGTGGAAGAGTCTCTCATACTAAAGAGAAGGCAATCATTACAGGGTGGTTTAGTTACATCTAAATACTGAAAGACTTTAAAGACATGGATCAAAACGAGCGTTGGAATAGAGGATTGGATCTCTTCATTGAGAGTGTCCACAAACCTGACAGTAAACTGAGGGGGTGTGCCCACAATCAAGGATGCTTCAACGAATTGTTGTGGATCCGAGAATCTATGCTAGAATATCTGAAGACGCTTAGACGCCCATGAATCTGTATGAATCTCTGATTCACGCCTTTGAGACCCTAGGTTGGGACCCATCCGATGACATTAAGTTGGAGATCGGTGGGACTCAGGTCTCTGGCATTGATCAACCTGAAGGTTACAATGAGAAGTGGTCCTCACCTAGGGGGCACCGCAAGTATAACAAGGACGCCTTCATTGTCTTCAAGAATAAGACTCGTGATCCATGGGTCCCTTCTGTCGCTCCTGTGGTAGAGGAGCAGACTAATGAAGTGTGAAGTGAAGTGTTATGTTGCAGGTAAAGTATTCTCTGTTGAATGCTATGCTGCAAACTATGAAGATGCTAAGCAGGTAGCCCTTGCACAGTATCCAAACGCCCGTATCATGGGTGTAACTGCCAAATTCAACTAACAAACTATGAATGATCTAGATCCTAAGTCAGTTGCTACCACTAAGACTATTGTAATTAACGAGAGGTTTCCCTATCGTTATGTGCAGAGAGGTCACATTCAACTGAATGGTAAACCAGATTTTCGTTTGCAAAAAGCAAACGAGTATACCAAAAAGTATTCTGACATTTACTTGTTTGACAATGGAGATCAGATGCTTCTTGCTATTGAAGACTTTGAGTATACCAAGTGGTTGGATCCAGATGGTGTGCCCTGTTATCTTAGGGATAGTGTAAAATCTTACAAAGGAAAATTATGAAAGCAGAATTACAAAGAGCAACCGAAGCATTGAAAGTGGCACTGCATTGTGCTATTGATGATGTCAACTTCAATAAGAGTCACTTGAGTGAGTTGTGGAGGCACTATAATGGTGTTGCCTGCATCCTCGAATCATGTGCTGAGGACACTCCTCCTCCTAGTCTTGACTACGATGCTATCTCATTTGATTATAGCAATGAGTATACAGACTTCTACAACAACGCTGCTCAACCAGTTGATCCTGGCATTGTCCAAGGTGGTCAGGACGTAATCTCATTCAGTTGAGGGGTTGACAAAAGTTAAAACTTTATATATAGTTACAAGAAGTTACATGTCTTAACACAAATGACTGTTACAACCAACGAGCTCGGACAAACAAACATGTTTGCTAACGAGCCAACCATGTACATCGATCCTAAGGTAACCAAAGCAATGCAAACTGAAACATACGAAACCCACAACGAAAAGGCAGAAAAACTCAATGGTCGTCTCGCTATGCTGGGACTCATGAGTGCTTTCCTTTCCTATGCAATCACAGGTAACCTCTTCTTCGGAGTTTGGTGATTGACCTGACCGTCTAAATATGATATGATTACTGGGGTGGCACTGCTACCCCATTTTAATGAGACTTACTATGAAAAATCTTATAGCAGTAATGCTAACGCCTTTGCTCATAGCATGTGCCCAACAACCTCCCGCCTCAGCAGTTGGCATCATCGAGCAACCTAAAGATCCATACTATGAATGTGTCGGATGCTCTCCTGAAGAGCAGAAAGCAGTAGCAGTACTACAAGATAAAAATATTGTAGACAAGAATGCTATTGCAACCATCCTTGGCAACATCAAACAAGAATCTAAATTCATTGCTAACATCTGTGAAGGTGGTGCTCGTGTGAGTTATGAGGATTGTCTTACTGGTGGGTATGGAATCATCCAATGGACTAGCGTCAATCGTTATGTCAACCTAGGTAAATTTGCACAAAAGTTTGCCTGTGACCCAAGTGAATTTGACTGCCAACTTCACTACATGGTGAATGAAGATGTCTTTGTCCGCCAACTACCATACTTCCAAGGATCTGGTCTTGCAATCGCAGACTATATGCGACCAGCATATCGTTGGTTGGGATGGGGTATCAAAGGTAACAGGGAAGTATATGCCTGGGACTATCTAAATAAACTACAGTTGACTTCATGAGTCATGTATTCTTTAGAGTTTTATTGTCAAGGTGATTGGGTTAGACTAAAGCATTACACCAACCTATCACCTGCCAAGGCAGACTTCCTCCTCTATGTCATAGGGTTGGGGTCTGAAGCATTTAAAACAGACAAACAATTTAGGAAAGTATTACATGATTGATGACTGGCGCTATGACGATGGTAAGATGCTTGAGAGGCAACTTGCGTTAACTTGTTTCATCAAAGAGCGTATTGAGATAAATAGGAATACATACGAGTTTTGTCACTATTATGTCTCCAATGGCCTGATGGATTTGCCAAAGGATAAGGATAAATTACAAGAATTATTTGATCAGACAGGTGGGGATCTATTCGGTCACCTCAGTGGCAAACTCTTCAAAGAGTATACCAAGTGGACTGACCTGAATGAAGAAACCGCTCTCAACAAAGAAAGCAATCAAACAAATAATCAAACAAGCAAAGAAGCATCCTGACTGGTACACACCAGAGGAAGTTATGTATGCTAAACTGATAAAGAAAACCATCAAGAAAGAAAAGTAATTGTTATGCGTATAGTGATCGTCGGTGGCGGTACATCTGGTTGGATGACTGCTGCTGCATTTTGTAAGACATTCCCCGATTGGGATGTAACCCTTATTAAATGGGGTGATCCTATTGGTGTTGGTGAAAGCACTACACCGCATATCAATCAGTATCTTAAGTTTATGGGGATACCTGATGAGGTATTCCTACCAGCAGCACGAGCAACATTCAAATCATCGTCACGTTTTGATGGTTTCGCAGAAGAAGGTAAAGTATTCCACTACCCTAACGGGCAGAGCATCACTCAAACAGTAAAGTTTCAAGAGTGGATGCTTGCTAAGGAGTATCATCCAGAAGGATTGCCAGAATTCTCCGAGACATTCATGCCTTTTGTTACAGTGGCAGAGCAAGGAAGGTTGCCACTTAATAACGAAGTATTGGATCCCTATGACCTCGCGAAAGACAGATCATTCCACATCAACGGAGCAGCATTCTCAGAGTTTCTCAGAGAAACCTACTGCAGTAATCTTACGGTGGTTGATAGTAAAGTTAAGTCGGTTGTTAACGAAGGAAAAAACATCAAACATCTCGTGGTTAGTGGAGGACACTACTCGCTCGGGGGAGAAAAGGTTTACGCAGATCTCTATATCGACTGTACTGGGCAGCAGGCAGTCCTCTCGGGGTCGCTAAGCAAGTGGAAACCATACGATAGTATCTTAACTGACACTGCTCTCGTAGTTAAAACTGATTATGTCAACCGTCGTGAAGAGATGGTGCCCTATACCAATGCTAAAGCAATGTCTGCTGGATGGCAGTGGACTATACCTACCTATGATTTTATCAGTAGAGGGTATGTATTTGGATCACGTTTCCAGAGTGAAGAAGATGCTCGTAAAGAATTTGGATACGAGAATGTCAAGGTAGTAAAGTTTGAGAATGGTAGACACGAGAGAGCATGGACAGGTAACTGTGTTTCTATCGGACTCTCGTTTGGATTCATCGAGCCACTTGAATCAACATCACTATTCAATACTCATCATGGCATCCTTGCACTGATGGATATCCTGCAGGAAGGAAACTTACCTGGTCAGTTTGCACGAGATCGATTCAACTACAACCTATCTGAGCACATGGATGGGTGGTGTGAGTTTGTTGAGGCACACTATTACTACAGTCGCCGTCGTGACACACCCTTCTGGCGTGCTGCATCAGATGAAGTTGAATATAATGTCAAAGGCACCCATGAAGTGGTGCAATACATCCTATGTGGCAATGAACCCATAGCACATGGTGAGATGCCTGTCCTACACATCCTGGCAGGGTCTGGTTACACCAATATCAATACCAGACTCAACGAATATTACAAGATTCCTGAGCTTGTCACCCAGAGAAAGGTGAATGAATGGATCTACAGGCACAACAGAGTCCTGCAGTATGCAGAGACCTGCCCCCCTATGACAGATTTTTTATCGTCCACCTTCGATTACGCTTGACAAGGTGTTGAAAATCATATATAGTATGTCCAACGTTACGAAACGTTAACCCACGACGCCTTACCAAGACTAAACAGCGTCGTTAAACAACAGTCTTTAATACCTGTCTCTGAGGGTGAGATAGGAATAACATACCAGTGTTTCCCTGCACTCTTAACTAACCCTTTTCAAATGTCAACACTTTCAAGGCAACAACAATCTACCTCTTCGTGGGAATCATTCTGCGAGTGGGTAACGTCCACTAACAATCGTCTGTATGTCGGTTGGTTTGGTGTGCTTATGATTCCAACACTGCTTGCAGCAACTATCTGCTTCATTGTTGCATTCGTAGCAGCACCTCCTGTCGATATCGATGGCATCCGTGAGCCCGTCGCTGGTAGTCTCATGTATGGCAACAACATCATCTCTGGTGCAGTTGTCCCATCTTCAAACGCAATTGGTCTTCACTTCTATCCCATCTGGGAAGCCGCATCACTCGATGAGTGGTTGTATAACGGCGGTCCTTTCCAACTGGTAGTCTTTCACTTCCTCATCGGCATCTATGCATATATGGGACGTGAGTGGGAATTGTCATACCGTCTCGGTATGCGTCCATGGATCTGTGTCGCATACTCAGCTCCAGTCGCAGCAGCATCTGCTGTCTTCCTAGTCTATCCATTCGGTCAAGGATCTTTCTCTGACGCAATGCCCCTGGGTATCAGTGGCACCTTTAACTACATGCTTGTCTTCCAAGCAGAGCACAACATCTTGATGCACCCCTTCCACATGTTGGGAGTCGCAGGTGTCTTCGGTGGATCACTCTTCTCAGCAATGCATGGTAGTCTTGTCACCTCTTCACTCGTCCGTGAGACGACTGAAACTGAGTCACAAAACTATGGTTACAAGTTCGGTCAAGAAGAAGAGACCTATAACATCGTCGCAGCCCATGGTTACTTCGGTCGTTTGATCTTCCAATACGCATCCTTCAACAACAGCAGAAGTCTTCACTTCTTCCTTGCTGCATGGCCTGTGGTTGGTATCTGGTTTACTGCACTGGGCGTAAGCACCATGGCATTCAACCTGAATGGTTTCAACTTCAACCAGTCCATCCTTGATGGTCAGGGTCGTGTGCTCAATACCTGGGCAGACGTACTCAACCGTGCAGGTCTGGGTATGGAAGTGATGCATGAGCGCAACGCTCACAACTTCCCACTCGACCTAGCAGCTGCTGAGTCCACTCCTGTGGCACTCACCGCACCTGTTGTCGGTTGATACTCTTTGTGGTATAATAAGAGGGACCTCACGGTCCCTTTTCTTTTCTAAACAATTATTAAGTTTCATGTCATATTCTATTACTCTCCAAACCAGCGAAGGCGAGCAGGTCATTCAGTGTGAGGATGACCAATACATTCTTGATGCTGCTGAAGAAGCAGGAGTTGATATTAATTACTCCTGTCGTGCTGGTGCCTGCTCCTCTTGTGCAGGCAAGATCGTTAGTGGTACTGTTGACCAAAGTGATCAATCATTCTTGGATGATGACCAAATCGAAGCAGGTTTCCTGCTCACCTGTGTCTCATACCCTACATCTGACTGTGTAATCCTGACTGAACAAGAAGAATCACTTTATTAATTTACTAATGGAACCCTCTCTACTCGAAATCCTGACTTACTATGTGATTGGCGGTGCCCTTATCATTGGACCACCAGCAATCTTCCTGATCATTGCCATGATGGGAGCAATCCAGAATACGAAAGGTCGTATGGTTGGATACAAAGACCACAAAGAATATGGTGACAGTTCTATCTACGAGAATTCTCCTAGTGATCAATCAAAATTCTTCCTCGAAATTGGCTGAGATCATACGTGACACTTGGCCACAACTCTACTGGTTAAAAGATTTTAAAAAGGTAAACAAAAATGACGACAAGTACACTAAAGACACCACAAAGGGGGTGGTTTGATGTCCTGGACGACTGGCTTAAACGCGACCGCTTTGTATTTGTGGGCTGGTCTGGACTACTACTTCTTCCCACTGCTTATTTGGCCATTGGCGGTTGGCTTACTGGCACAGCTTTTGTCACGAGTTGGTACACCCACGGTCTTGCTTCTTCCTATCTTGAGGGTGCTAACTTTCTCACAGCAGCTGTCTCGACGCCTGCTGATGCTATGGGTCATTCTCTTCTTCTACTTTGGGGTCCTGAGTCTCAGGGGAATTTCCAGCGGTGGTGCCAACTTGGGGGACTCTGGAATTT